AATTGAGGTATGACATTCTTTACAAAGAGTAATTCCATTATTAATGTTGAAGAGTTCTTCACAATTAAGGGCTTCTTCTAAGGTTTTGATTTGGTATTCTTCAAGTATGACAGAAAAAGGTTTAATATGATGAGCTTCAATATAACCTCGTTTACCGCATGCCTGACAGGTAAAGTCATCTCTTGTAAATACATCAGAACGCCATTGTCTATATTGGAAGTTCTTACGTATTTGTTTAACAAGAGTAGTTACTCCACCTTTCCAAAATGGATGATTTTCACCACTAATTTGTGGGAAAGGTTTTCTTTTATTCCAAGGAGTACATCCTTTATGTGCTTGACTCATTTTGTATTTTGTTTCTTCTGAATGTTTTTTGTTAAGCATGTACCCCAGATGTCCTTGCATCCAACCTTTTATACCTTTATTGTGCGGAATATTACCTTTTTCAAAAACACCATGAAACCCATTTTTATAATGCGATTTGTATTCTTCTTTTGTAAGGTTTTTATTCCAAGGGATAGAACCCTTTTTAGCATTACTAATTTTTTGTTTTGTTTCTTCAGATAATGTCATAATCATCCTTTATTTAGGAAATACTCGTAGCTCCACTTAGCACCTGAACACCCCAGCATGCATTAAGAACTTTGCAAGCTAATCTTGCCTTCCAACCAGCAGTACTGTAAAGTTCAAGAGCATCAGCTACTTGAGTTTTGTCATGGAAGATTAACTGACTTTGTACGCCATTAATCTTAACACCAGCATAACATTCCTGTCCAAATATTGGGGTATGGAATACAGGACCAGCAGCAGCATAAGTTCCCATAGTTCCAGCAGTACTTCTCCAAGGTTTGGTGTCCATTGCAAATCTGATTCCACCCCATTCTCCAATTTCATTATTGAACAGTCTCTTGGAACCAGCATATTGGTTTGCATTAATCCAAGAACTATCATTTCTAATGTCATATTGGGTAAATGGAGAAAGAATTCCTGCATAGTAACCACCTTCGACAGGTACAGCAGAATGACTCATTAGAATAACTATTGCCTTTGAAACACCAGCACAAGTTAATGGATTTGCGGAAGTTAATCCAGTACTATTAGCAGTTTTAAAAGTGTCTCCTACAGTACATGCTTCATTCAATGCGTAGGAAGGTTTAGTTGTACTAATTGTAATAGCAGGGTCAGCATAAGATGAAATATATCCACCCATACCCTCGTTATTACCAGAAGTTACAACTATAACTCCACCAGCAGAACATGCAGTACTTAAAGAGGCATCTCCTATAACTACAGTAGTTTCTGTTGCAGTACCATCTTCGGCACCAGTTGTTTCATAAGTTGCACTTGCATCAATTCTCATAGGATATAAATTCTTAGCAAGAGCTTCCCAGTACATTCTGTTGATATATTCCTCTCTATGTCTTCCAAGTGTTTGTACCTTTGAGGACAAGTCAGGGTCTATTGCTATCATACCTAAGAATTCAGACACAGCAATTACTTTTCCATGAGTTTCTACAGTAGCTGTACTTTTCTGAAATTCAAGGTCATCAGCAGCAGGGGAAGTTCCTTCATAAGTTAATGCAGCTACAGTAACTGATAAGGGTATTGGCTTCCACCATTCGACAGTATCACCAGTATTTCTGGGAATATTTCTACTTTTTACAGCAAATTGTTCCAGGACAGCAAATGGCTTTCCTGTTTTCAATGCTGTTCTATCATAATACGCTTTTACAAGCTCAGAAGTATCTGACTTAACGTTTCCAACTAATTCAGCCATTGGGTTTAAAAATCTCCTTTAATTTATTCCCCCCAATGATTACCCACTTATTCTTTCCAAGCACCACGCTTTTTTAGTTCTTTTGTAATTGTTTGAAGTGCAACATCATCATCCGCAGCATTAATATCTTCTGTCGTGATTTCTTTTGCTTTCTTAACAATCTTAGTAGGTCGCTGACCTTCAACAAATGTCATTTCTTTAATATCATCTTCGGCACTTGTCTCTTCTTTTAACTTGGATTGGATAGTCTGTTCTCTAATTGCAGCATACTTATCAAAGTTTTTATTGCGATAAGTATTGTAAGCATGGTCAAATATTCCTACTCCATAGTTCTTCCACCAACCAGGGTTGGCAGCTATAAGAGCATTAATATCTTTTTCCACATAAGGAACTACTTGTTCTTTGTACAAGTCTTTAAGTCTGTTAATTTCTTCTCTATTTACATCTATTGCTACTTTTCTCTTTAGAGGTTTTGTTACTTCATCAATTACTTCGGCTAATGCTTCCTCTGGAGAGTTATTAAATTTCTCAAAGAATGCAGCTTTCTTTTCTGCTGTCCAACTTTGTATCTTAGGCATGATTTGTTTTTCAACTTCTGTCATACTAAGTTGAGAGATTTGTTCTTCTTTATCTTTGAGTTCTTTAACTGTCTTTCTTAATTCTCCAAGTTCATTAGTGTGGGACTTATGCAAGTTCTCAAGGTTTTTATACATTTCGATAACATCTTGGACTTGCTTCCCTTTAAATCGTGCATCAATTTCCTCTTGAGTCTCTTCTTCGGTAGGTTCCGAAGGAGCTTCTTCTACTACTTCTTTAACTACTTCTTTCTTTTTAACAGGTTCCTTAGTTGCTCTGCTTTTGATTTCAGCAGCGAGTCGTTCCAATTCAAGGTCGTCATTTACTTCATTGCCCTCTGACATTTGTCCCTCATTTAAAGGGATGTCAAGATTTGGGTTGTCAATTTTGTCTGACATAGTTTCTCCTTATTTCTCTTATTTCTCATACATCTTTAATAATTCACTTGCTTGATTTGCAATTTTAAATGTAACCCCTATCTTTTGTAAAAGATTACGGATTACATATACCTGTGCTTGGTTATAAAATATATCCCTTTCTTTCTCAGACACAGATAAACGATTCATTGCAGTTTCAAGTTCTTGTGTTAAATAATCTTCAACAAGTTTCCAACCAGGGCTTTGCCTCATGGCAGTAAGTTGTTCCCCTATTAGAATATCATGTTTGAGAGATTCCTTTTGTTTTTCTTTTTCTTCTTGTTTCTTCTTATGTAATTCTTTTGTAAATTCGTTCATATTTCCCCCTATTGTTTAACGAAATTAGGTATATCACTTGCCTGTACTCTGCCAGCTACCCCCTCATTTTGTGGATTTCTTGCATTTAAGAGCCCGACAGGTTGAACAGGGGGGGTTCCACCTGTCATGCCTGGAGTGGGAGTTCCAAGTTGGGCTCTTATTTCTTCTTCTTGTTGTTTACGCATTTGGTTTATTTTCTTTGAAGATTGTTGTTTTTCTCTTAATTCCTTTAAGTTAGGTAAGAGTAAATCAATATCATCAAAGTTCATTAATAACGCAATTCTCTTAATGGCTTCTGCAACATCACCAGCTGGCTCCATTTGAGGTTTACCATCTACTCCAGGAACTTGTTGTCCATCTTTTGTTACAGGTACCATTGATTTTATTAGGATAGTTAAGAACTCTAATAAGTTCCTTAACTCTACTTGTTTTTCAGAAAATACAGTAACACCCCTTGGTATAAAGTCTGGGTCTCCTGCTAAAGCAATATCTTCTTTCTTCATCTTAGGTTCTTTAGAAATTTTATTCCATGCTTCTATACCTTCTTTACCTAAGACTTTATAAGCCATTGAGTCTGGGAATAACTGAATATCCAACTTGTAAAAAATACTTAATAGTTGCTCCCATGCAGGTTCTAATTCATGTTTAACAATATGTTTAATAGGTTCAGCTGCATTAGCTTGCTGGATTTGAGTTCCACCAAGAGTTTCGTGCATTTCCCCTGCTTCACTTGTAGGGGAAATAGCAGGAACTGCTTGGGATAGTTTCATTAAACGATTGTCTAATAGGGAAATGAAGTTCATTAGTGGGGTAAGTGCAGAGGCAGCAGCTGTGGTATCAATAAACTGTAATGCCTTACGTACATCATCTACCATAGAGTTCGCAATGAACATTTTTCCTGGATGTACAAGTAAGGTAGTTGATAAACCAGACATAAAGTTGGGATTTATAATTCCCATTGGATTACAGATAATATTAACTGCATCACTTAATTTGTTATGGGCATTGGTGAGTTCTTCTGCCATTGCTTCAATATCTTCACCTGTACCAATACCAAAACGTTCCGTTAGCATTCTGTCTTTAGAACTTTCAATAAAAGTATTACCACATTTATATGGGTTCTTCTTAGCTCTTAGTACAACTTCTCTATTACCAAGTGTTATAACAGCATCTACATACTTGTCTGTGTATTCATCTACATCATAGATGTCATCTAAATCTCCGTCAAGTAGTGCTTCTGGAATTTCACCATAGTAAGTTAACAATTCAACTCTTGGGTCTAATTCTCTGGTCATTCCACCATCTTCAACTGTGATAAATTCATCATCTGGTTGATTTACATTACGTAGTTTTTCTACATTTTTATATTGTTTTAAATCTTCTTGCATCCTTAAATAACTAAGGTAAACATCAACGTCTTGTATGATTTTCCAACTTCTTAATCCAATAGCACTTGGGTCTGGATAGAAGTGGAAAATGTCTAAAGCTCTGAAATCTGGACCATCAAAGGTTATTTCTCCAGCATGATTTCTTTCTTTCTTCCAATAACATAATCCAGCAGAATAACCGTACATTTCAAATTGTTTACAATAATTTCCCCATGTACCAAAAAAACCACCAATATCTTTACCAATGTTTCTACATTGATACTTTAGAACATCTTTGACATAAGGTATCTTCTCTTCATCTGTCATTTCACCAGGTTTCATATCAAAGGAATCTATACCTCGACTGAATAAGATATTCATGTATAAAGGTACTTTAACTCTTACAATTTCTTTTAGTGTTGAAGTTGTATAGTTAGCTTGCCATAATTCTTTTGTATCACTACGTGTTCCTTTGTAATTAAGGTAATGTTGTTTCCATTCTTCTTGAAATGGCAACATACCTTCCCTGGCATATATAAACTTTTGTACAACAAAATCTCTAATAAGTTGTCCTTTTGTTCTTTCAGTTTCTTCTACTGTTTGTGTATCTTCAAGAAATTTAGCTATTTCTGCCATAAGTTCTCCTTAGTAACCAGAAAATGGATTTGAATGAGACCTAATATACTCGGTCCCTGCATTCACATAGTCGGTATTGTTGGGGTCATAAACTACCGAGGATTTCTCTGCCATTGCCTCTATTCTAAAGGCATCACATCCATGTGAGTGTTCATCATGTTTAGGGGTGTCCATCCAAACTTTCATGGTTTGATTAAATGCTTTTGTATAATTGTCTAAATGATTAATTAATAATTTACACTTCTCATTATCAAAGTATGATTTAGGAATGAGGTTTCTACATGATTGTATTCCATCGTGTATTGCATGTTTAGGTACTAATTGAAAACGTAGTCCAAGTTGTCTGGCTACTTCTATAACAGTCTTTGCTTCTGCACTAAATACTCTTGCACCTAAGTCGTGTGGTACATAATGATTGCCATAAAAATATTTCTCATCCATTGCTTTGCTCTGTAGAATACGTGCATAGAATTGTAACCCCTCTCCTTGATTTTCGTAATAATCTATATGATGATATTCATTAAATGCTTTTTGGAAGAAGATAATTGATGTAAAATCACTTACTCCTATATCCCAAGCTGTATGTACAGGTAAGGTGTTATCAAAAGGTACGTTTCTAATTCTACCCTTTTGACGTGCTTCTTCCATTAATTTAGCATAATAAGCTCCTTCTGTACCCATCGTAAATGAACAGTAGTACTCTTGTTGAATAAACTCTTCTGAAACCCCTCTACGTCTTAGGGCATTGATTTGGTCAAGAGTAATAACAGGAGTTCCATCATCTTTACGTGTTTCATTGATGGTTAAAAGCAGGGTAAACCAATCTGGGTCTGATTTAGCGAAGTTGTATAAGTCCCAACCATGGTTTTTACCATTAGGAGTGTATAAAAACTTTGCCCAACCACCATTTTCCAATAAAATTGGTTCAATAGTCTCCCAAGCTCTGGGGTCTTGTTGTGCATATTCTGAAAATATAGCTCCAATACAGTTAGTACCACGAATAGAATCAAAATTATCAGTTCCAATTATCTGAAATATGCTTCCATTGACAAATTCTATCTTCATTTCAGTAGCATTAGTACTTTTGATGAGTTCTTGGGGGAAATAACTAATAAATTTACGCCCTTCGGCTGTCATACCATCCCACACCACTTTTCTTGCTTGAGCAAATGTGGGAAATAAATAATAGTATATTCCAGGTCTTTGCATTATTGCCCTTGCACAATCATTTATAGCTGTTAAATCCTTACCAGCTCTACGATGTAAGACATATACCTCTCTTTTATATCCTTTCTCCCTGGCTGTCAACATAGCTATCTGATAATTTCTTGGAAGAAAATTATATGGTAATAGTATGGGCATTATAACCACTCCATTGCAAGTTTATTAATAGCATCCATATTACGACCACTCCATATATTATGAGCAATACTTTGATGTATTTCTTGTGGAATATAAATAACAAAGTTTTGTGAGATATGATGCCCTTCTGCTCCTTCAAAATAATCATTTAATGGAATAAAACCAAGGTCTCTACGTTTAAAAGATTTTTTAATATTAGCTTGTTTACCTATTAAAGTTTGATTATATCTATTATGTCTTTTTTTACCTTTTTCGCTTTTATCATACTTAGCTTGACTTTGTTTACCAGCAGGAGTTTGTAACCATTGTTGATAATATTGTTTTCTTTGTTCCTTATGGTCTTTAACATATTGTTGTAAATATGCTTTGCGTTTTTCTATATTTCTATTTTGCACTATAGACTTTCTTTCTATTTAATTTTTATAACGTGATTAATCGTGTAACAGAGAGTAGCGGAGTATTAGAGTTCTTAGCAGCTATCTTTTCATCTACGATGCTATTTCTAAACAAGGCAAAGTCTTTTACGGTATCATCTAAATTTTGTTTAAGGTGCATATCCATAAAACGTTGTGTAAAATATAACTTTAAGTAATGGTCCCCATATATGGTTTCCAATAAAAACTTTAAATTATCTACTGTTTCTATTTTCATAGTTTCCCCCTTAATCCAATAGATGACTAATACTTATCTCTTGCATTATTATCATCTTATTATCTTTATCTTTATCTTTACTTTTTTCAAAATTAGATACAATATTTTGTAATGTTTTAATTAATGTGTGAAGTTCCATATTAAAATTATCTTGTAAAAAATAGTTAAATCCTATTTGTAATAAAACATCATTATCAATAATTTCTACTAATCCTAATAATGCTTTTAATTCATTTTCATGTATCACACTCATACTATCCCCTTTATAATTTCTTCCCATTTTTTTAATATCTCTACTGATGTAGCATTAGCTGGTTTGTATTCTTCTAAATAACGAGTGAACATTTTAACAATCCACTCTTCTTTTGGTCTGTTAGTGAAGGTATTTTGTGTAGTATTAATGTTAATGGTCTCCTTTATAATTGTTTATAAAATAGAGTTTACTTGCTATTTTCATTCTCTTGCGAATATATTTTTCTTTGCTATTTTCTAAATCATGTATCTTTTTAAATTTTGATGATATAGTGATTATCTGAGGATAATCTAAAAAATATTCTTTCCTTTTACCATCAGTTACATATAGAAATCCAAAGTTATCTATTTTAAGTTCACATCCACATTTACGACAATATTCTCTATATAATGGTAAAGAATTATCAGAAGATGTTATATCTATAGCGGATTTATTTAACATTGCATCCCCCCTATATTATCAACTATCCGACAAAACAGGATAGTTCATATTGAAGCCCTATTACTGAATCGAACAGTAATTCCATGTTTACAAGACAGGTGTACTACCATTGTACTAAAAGGGCATATACTTTTTATCAAATTCATCAATATCTATATATCCATAGAGTAAATATTCCAATACAAATTTTGGATATAAATAATCAATAAAGTTATCTATTATTTTTTGTGCTGATTCCTTTTCTTGTTTATTCATTAGTAATTTTTATTTCCTCTCCACAAAATGGACAAAACTTAATTGTTTCAATCCAATAATCACCATTTCTTAAACTAATACTAAAGCGTATATTATCTTCATTATAGATTATTGTTCTGTAGTCTTTCATAGCTGTTTTCATCATATCACAGCAATACAAAACTTCATTTATATATCTTATTTTCATAATATCCCCCTTATTTATGGGCAACAGCATAACCCCAACTCTGACCCTTGTTATCCCCCTTCTGATTCCATGGATAACTTCCCTCACTATTTCAACTATCCTGTTTTTACGGATAGTTCAAACCTACGGCAACCTTAACAAGTGCCGTTATATTGTATCTGCTCAACTCTCCATGTCGTTAATAAAGGATGTAATCCGATATATCATACTTATAATGTAAAATATGTCCTCGCAGGTTACCTATTGCGTAACCAATCTAACTATCTTTTACATCCCTAAATGATAATAACCAAATTGACTAATATCCTTTTTAGATTATTTTCCGCCTTAGTCAATTTCATATATTCATCATCAAACTTTTCCTTAAACTCTTTATTCTCTAATAGCTTATCGAGATAGGTTTTCATATAATATCGCAACATATTAATTCAGGATAATCAGTTGGTTTATCTATAGCATTGCTACCGCACTTCGGACAAACCATAAAAAACCCATCAAATAAAAAGCCACAATTAGCACATCTCATTCTTATAGGTTTAATATCGGTAGTAGTAGAATTATTCCTTATCATTTTATTTCTCCTCCTTATAATTTTGACTACCCCACCTACCCGTCGGAGAACTCCCTGAGTTCTTATCAGCGGGGTAGAACCTTTATTGAACGGTTTGCCTATAGGACTTATTAAACGCCACCGTCGGAGCGTTAGCGAGTACCAAGTACATCAAGTACAACCCGCCCTATCGCCACCCTACCCTCATTCGAGGTTCAGTTGGCTCTTTGGTGGAGGTGTCGGGATCGAACCCGAGTGTAGGGACTTTCTTTTTTATGTGTAGCCTTCCTTCGAAGAACAGGACTTTATAACACCCTCCCTATCGAAACCTTACACCCCCTATACTTTTATATCTATAACCTTTTCTGGTTCTTCCTTACCTAAATATTGTTGTATGATAACTTGTATTGCCTGTTTAGTACCTAAATCTTTTGTGTTGGCATCTTCTACAAACTTATCCAAAACCTTAGCCATTAACTTAGCATCTTCATAAGCCATTCTAATTGCCTGAACGAGTAAAGGAACTCCCTTTTCATTACCTACGTATTCGATAGCATCTAAAAAATCCCCTACATTTAGTGGTTTCTGCCTACTTAACTTATTCCCTACAGCGAAAGTTCCATCTGGATTACGCCCTACTAATTTTTGTTCTGGTGATACTTCTTTTTTTTTCATTTACAGCCACGTTACAGTTCCAGCACCATAAGGTACGTAAGTTCCAGGATAATAAGGACAATTTTGAGAACACATATCGAACTCACAGAGAACAAGACTATTGTAATTACAATACCTTTTTCTTATATGTGGACAATTCCAGCATCCATTGTGGTTATGGCAATTCTGTTGTTCCAACTTATGTAATCTTTCTAATATATCTTTTAATTGATTTTCCATTACTTTTATATCGTAGTCTTTAAAGATAGAGTCATACTCTTCTTTAGCTGTAGCCATATCTGGGTCTACACAATTACACTTTGTCATGTTCTATCTCCCTACACGCGTATTTAAGGTTCTCTATCTGTAGTGCCTCTAATACTATATCTTTATTCTCTTCATTAAACTCCTGGATAATCCTATTCATGGCTACACTAACCTTTTCAGCTAATATTTTATCCATTTGAGATTTAATTAATTGAGCATTAATGTCTGTTTTATTCATACCTTTTCCCCCTTACCTGTGATTTTATGAAACTCCCATCCATATTCATAATTATTAGCTTGGTACACAGCATCCCCTATACCTTTAGCTTCAAGTTCTATTTCCTTAATCGTTAAGGGAAGTTCCAGAGCTACTTCAAAAGTTCTTGCTATTTGTACTTTGTAAATCAATGGTTATGCCTCAGGTCATCATGTACCCATACAACTACTAAGTGCTTACACTTTAAACAATCTTTATATCTATCGCTTGCCTCATGGTTTGGTTTACACTTACAAACTCTATTTTCAACTTCTGTTATATCACAGCAATTCATGTTCATCTTATGTTTAATGGAGTCAGCTATAATATTTTTTTCATCTACACTACTGTAATCTCTAATACTCATGTACATTTTATCCATAGTAGTTAAAGGTAATATATAACATAAAGACCTTTCTTCCCCCCCTCATAACTAAGATAGTTATATTATACCACAAAACTTCCGATTTGTCAAGTGTAAATCCTGACTTTTAAGCCATTTTAGTCAGCTTTTCTCTTGTAACCCTTATAAACAAAGGGGAAAATATTTTTAATTATTTTTTATTTTTTTATATTTTTATTTTTTTTAACGGCATTATGCTATATTGCCGTAGGTTTGTATTTGTATATTTTTTTTAAGTACCTAATCTCTTTTATATACACCAACATTGCCTTATTTGTATATTTTGGTGTATAGTAGTGAGAAGAAGAATGCTTTTTATATATTTTTGTTTTTGTTCATGTGGGAGACCTAAATATGGGTACCCTTTCTTCCCTACATTTCCACCCATACCCCCGATGATTAGGTAATCCCTAACTAACTAATAATTGTTAGGTTAATACTAACTAACCTTCTTACTATAAGGCAAGCTATCATACACTACGAATATAGTAGTGTATGATTATATGATGACTAATGATGACTAATGATATAGCGTAGCACGATTTGATGTAATCGTGTTACTGTGCATCATATCTTATCATAACACATCATTACTATACTATAACATAAATATACATACTTATGATGTTATATGATACAATATGATATACCTTACCAATATAGTAGGATATCGTAGGACGTGCGTAGTGAGGTTTAAATAGGTAATTATATATAATCATACCAGAATATTAGTGGTGATTAATACGAGGGTATAGGAATGGGGGAAAAGGCAATATCCCAACAAAATTGATACATACCGAATAACTGATAATAGCTAAATAGTTAATTACTATATTTAAGGTTAAATGATAACCAGTATTATATAACATCATTCTCTTATTACCTATCTTATATATTATTAGTCTATATGATACGGCTATATCCAAATAGCAATTTAAGAGTAAAATAATTAAAAATAATTTAAAAATATTTTAAAAAACCTATTGACAATATTATAAAAAGGTATATTATTATAATAGAACTAATAAATAAAAAAGGCGGTGATTAAATGTTAGAACATAGCTTTATAATTGATAAAATAACAGATAATAAAACTGAATATATCATAACTGCTAACACACATACACTTGAATCTTTAGCAAAAAGGAATTTTAACGGGAATGTAATAATAAACACTATAAAAAACATAGTAAGCAAACTAACTGACTCAATAACTTATGGTGTAATATGTAGTGATAACAAAAAGTTATTAGTTATTAAGAGAAAAACAGTTGTTTATATCATTACTGGCTTATCACAAAATATGGTATTTAAAAGGGATACAAGAATAATAAAATAATAAAATAGGGGGAATATTATGAGCAATTTTAAAAATGAAATAGATTTCAAAATTTATTGGGGAATTAGATTAAACAGACATTTTGGCAATTTATTGGCAATTTATAAGCAAGGGTTATTAGACGCAGGAATAAAATTGAGTAGAATTGAAAAAATAACACAATTAATTAGAGATGAAGAAAAAGCAGGATAATTTCCTGCTTTGGTATAAAATATTAATATAGGGGGATTTTTATGAATAAAACACAGTTAGAAAGAATATTATACAAGTCGAGTTATGCAATTATCAGTGCTGACAAAAAGGAATATAACCAAACTGAGTTGGAGTTGGCAAGACGAAGGTTAGAAAATTTACTTCTTGAATCAGGATATTACTTTGTTAAATGTTTAGGCAAGTATAATGATGTAGTCGAGCAGAGATTTTTTATATTTGATATATCAGAAAAAGAATCCCAATATATAGGCAAGTTGTATAATCAAGAATCTGTGATTTGGGGACATACTTTACAATTTTTAAATAATAAAAATGATGATTACTCTTATCTACATATTAAGGATATATTATGGGATATTAAAGCTATAAAACAAGAAAATTATTGTATCGTTGATAATATTGCTTTTAGTTTTATCTTTTAAAATAGCAGGGGGAATCCCTGCTGGTATAATATTAAAAAGTAAAGGGGAATAATATGAAAATTAAAAAATACATAAAATTTATAACAATAGAATTTTTACACTATCATTTGATTATTAGCTGGGGGATTACTAAATTGATTAGGTTAATTGATAAAAAAAAATACAATGGTTATATAACAGCTGGACACTTTAAATTTTTTAAATAAATAAAAATACTTCTTGACTTATATCAAAAAGTGTGATAATGTATATAATATAAGAAGTTTAATAAAGGG